CGTACAGGTAGCCGTTGACGAGCCAAGCGTCGCCTGCGGAGCCGGTGGACGGGAGCGCGGAGGCGCTGTCCTTGGAGCCGAGGATGTTGACGCCAGCGCCGTCCTTACCGGCGGGACCCTGAATGCCCTGAGGGCCCTGCTCGCCGGTAGCGCCCTTGGGGCCGGTCGCGCCGGTGGGGCCGGTCGGGCCCTGAGGGCCGACCTCGCCCTGCGGGCCGGCGGGTCCCTGCGGACCCTGCGGTCCCTGCGGTCCTACGAGGTTGCCCTTCTTGTTCCATGCCATGGGAAGATCCTTTCTACTACTCCCAGATGAAGATGTCCCCGGTGTCGGGGTTTATCGCCACATCGCCCTCCTCGGCGATGTCGACAACGTCGTCCCCCGGGTAGAGCCGCACGCTGCGGCCCTGCTTGCCTTGGGGGATGCCGAGCGAGAGCACGTGGTCGCCGAACTGGGCGGTCGCCGCGCTCCCCGGCGGCAGGGTCGTGACCTCGATCGAGTCGACCCTGCTGGATAGCGCCTTCTCGTACGCCTCGCGCCACTGCGTGAGCGTCGGGTCAGACGGGGACTGGGCCCCGTAGACGCTCGTCGACGGCAGCACGCGGAAGGCCGTGGGGAAGTCGATGGTTCGCAGCACGTCGCCGCCGCTGCCGCCCTCGACGGTGAGCGAGACGAAGCCCGTCTCCTCGATGACCTCGTGCGGGATGGGCCAGAGGCCGCTCCCGAGCCGCGCGGGCGCGATGCGCTCGCCCGACCCGCCGAGGGCCACGACGATATCCAGACCGTCCCACTCGTCGTCGAGATCGAGCGAGAGGTAGTCCATGCCGACCGTGCCCTGCACGAGGTCGATTCCGTCGATGCGGGAGGTGCGGCCGCGAACCGTCACGTTGTGGACGAGCATCCGCACCCCCTCCCTAGTTCGCGTAGCGGGTGCCGCCGGTGGTGCCGAGCGCCACGTAGCGGGTGTGCCCGCTGTACGAGGTGTAGACGCCCCACACGTAGCCCCCTGCGGAGACCGTGCGGAAGATGTTGACCGTCTGGCCCGCGCGGTACATGCCGACGATCCCGTAGCCGGTGCCGGCACCCGAGCGGATGTTGACGTTGGTGTTGAAGCGGTAGGTTCCCGTGCGCCAGCCGGTGGAGCCGGTCGATGCGGACGCGGCCGAGCCGCCCTTGATCAGGTAGTCGTCCGATGCGACGGCACCGGTGGCGCGGCCCACGGCCACGTAGCGGGTGTAGCCGCTGTACGAGGTGTAGCGGCCCCAGACGTAGCCGCCGTTGATGGCGTACCAGTCATCGAGGTTCACGGTCTGCCCGCGCGTGTACTGCGTCACCACGCCGCCCCAGATGGAGGAGCGGACGTTGAGCGCGTCGACCATGCAAGTGTAGGTGCCGCCGAAGCCCGTTCCGGTTGACGGGGTCTGGGCGGGCACGCCCGCGTCTGTCGAGGGCTGGTAGCCGCCGTTCATGTAGCCCTTCACGCGGGCGACGAACGAGTCCCACGACTGCCCGTACTGCTGGAAGTAGCCGACGGGGTCGGTGTGGTCGGTGCCGCCCCAGATGTAGCGGCACTGGTCGTGGCTGAGCATGCGGCCGATGCCCCAGCCGCGGTACTTGAGGTAGCCCGCCGCCCACTTGGCGGCCTCGTCGAACTGCTTGGAGAAGTCGGACGCGTTGGTCGCGTGCGCCAGCTCGATGTTCACGCAGTTGTAGTTGCCCGAGCCGACCGCCCACGCGAGGCGGTTGTCGGCCATGCAGTGGTAGACGGTCGAACCGTCGGTCTCCATCACGTACTGCACCGCGTAGTCGTAGCCGCGCGAGTACAGCAGCATGTGGTTGTACGCGCTCGCGCCCGGGTTCGCGGTCTCGTGGATCACGAGGTAGGACGGCGAGGCGTAGCCGTGGCCGGAGTTGACGATGGTCTCCCTCTGCACGTAGGCGAGCGCGGGGGCCGCGCCGCCGAGCGCGAGGGCGAGGGAGAGCGCGGAGCACGCGGCGACCGCCGCGAGGCGCTTAAAGCCCTTCATCGGCACCGCCCCCCTTGCCCTTGTCCGTGATGCCCGGGGTGGTCGGGTCGGTGACGACGCCGAGGATCACGAGCACGGAGAACAGGGCGTTGACGATGGCTGCGAGCTGCTGGTTGAGCACCACGAAGTCCCATTCGTAGCCGAACGGGGCAGCGCACACCTGCACGAGCAGGAGCACTGCGGGGATGAGGGTGAGCCAGAAGCCCTTGTTGCGGATTCTGTCCTGCCAGTTCATCGCTGGCCTCCTTTCTAGTCGGTCCCGCCCGCCTTGCACATGGCGCACTGGGACTCAATTCGCTTGACGTCGTTGAAGAGGGTCGCGATCTGCTCGGTGTGCTGGACGATGCTCTGGCCGTGGTCGTCGAGCTTCTTGCTCATGTCGCGCACCGTGTCGCGGGTCTCGCGGGCCATCTCGTTGTTGCGGTCGAGCTTGTCGTTGACCAGCTGGTCGCGAGCAGAGCTGTCGCGCGTCTTGCCGACGAAGGAGCCGACGAGGGCGAAGGCCGCGATGAGGAGCGACCCGAGCGCGATCATGTCGGACGTCTGCATAGGGTTCATGGAATCACCCCCGTTCCCGCGGCATGAAAGGGGCCGGGGCCCGAAGGCCCCGGCCCCTGCCGGTTATTCGCTCGTGACGCGGACGCTCGTTGGGCCCGTCGTTCCGGCGGCGCTCGCGGTCAGCGAGAGCACCTTGGCGTCGGAACAGCGAGACCCCTTGAGGGTCGCGGTAAGCGGTATGGCGATCATCTGGTTCGCGGCCGTCGATGTGGCGGTGGCGGAGGCCACGACCACGGTGCCGTCGACCAGATTCACGGTGACGGCACCGGCTGCGGTCGGCGCGAAGCACACGCTCGCGTCGACGCGGATGTAGCCGGGGCACGGCACGCGGACGGCGCTGCCGTCGAGTGCCATGCAGCCGCACCGGTGGGTGGCGCTGCCGAGCGGGAGCGTGGCCCCCGCCGCGACGGTCGCGCCGCCCGTGGTGTAGGTGGAGAGGATGGATGACATGGCCACCACCCTCTAGAAGCCGCAGCAGCAGCCCGCACCGAAGTACGGGTTAGACCCAGCGCTGTAGGTGGTGGCGTTGGGGTAGCGCACCACTCCGCAGAGCTGCTGCTGCATGTAGAGCTGGTTGAGCTGGTTCTGCTGGGCCGAGATGGTCTGCTGGAGCTGGCCCTTCTCGATGGCGGCGAACTTCTCGTTGATGTTCGCGTTCACCGAGTCGATGGCGCGCTGCGTGGTGCAGCAGCACTCGGCCAGCTGGCGGGAGTTCTCGTACTTGCCCTGCATGACGCCCGCCTGCGTCTCGTTGGCGAGTCGCGCGTTCTCGTAGCCGAGGGACGCGAGGCCCTGCGAGAGCTGCATCATGTGCAGGTTCTCGCTGTCGGAGAGACGCCCGACGGCGTTCTCGAGGTTGTTGAAGTTCATGGCATCGCAGAGGCCGGAGTCGGTCACCGGCTGGCCGTTGCCGCGGTTGCCCCAGAACCCTCCGTTGCCGAACATGAACAGGAAGAGCACGATGATCCACCATGCCCCGTTGCCGCCGAAGCCGTTGCCGTCGTTCGCGCGTGTCGCCATCTGCAATGCGTCGCCCATGCTGACGCCCATTTCCTCAGACATCTTTCTTTCCTTTCACCGGGGATGCCTTCACTTGATTCGTCGCTTGTATCCGGGCGGTCCTTCGACACGCCCTCCTAGGTGCCCACTGGAACCACCCCCCTTCGGGCCTTTCCGCTATGAGATCCCGAGCATGCGGGCGATGCCCTGCGCCTGCTCTATGGCCCGATTTACCTGGTCGGGCGTGTATCCGCGCTCAGCGGCGATGCGCTCCGCCTCCGCCCTCGCCTGCTCGGGTGTGTACTGGCCCATCATCTGGAACAACCGCCGCATGTCCGGCTGCTGCCTCGTCTGCCTCTGGTTGAACAACGGGTTCATGGCTCGCCTTCCATTCCTCGAACTCCTCGCGGGTGATGTACTCGCTTCGCTTCGGCGCGGACGAGGCCTCGTGGAACTCGTACGCGCGCACCGTCGACACGTTGTTGAAGTCCGTCTCCTTCACGTAGAAGCGCGGCTCGCCGGCGTCCATGAGCAGGACGCGCGACCCGAGCGGGCACACGCACTGGCGCGCCTCCGCCTCGTTCGCCACCGTGCGGACGTTCTGGATGCCACCGTCATCGGGCGGCCGGTACTGGGGCTGCTGCCACATGGGAGGCGCTCCCCAGCCCGGATACGGCTGTTGTGGTTGGAACATCTGTTCTCCTTTCACCGGGTCTGCAACCGACAAATCCCAGACGTTTCGAGCGAAGGGGGACACTTGAGACGTCTGGGATTTACCGGTTGATTGGAGCTTGAGATGCTGTTCGAGGAGGCCGCGAAGAGGTACATGGACGACAAGCGCGGCAGGCTGCGCGCCTGCACCCTGGCCGGATACGAGAGCGCGCTAGCGCTGCACGTCCTGCCTCGCTGGGGCGGCCGGGAACTCGAGGAGATAACGCCCGAGGGCGTACAGGGCTGGATCGATTCGTTTGAGCTGCCGGGGGCCGCCGAAAAGGCATACAAGACCCTGCGGCAGGTTATCCGCTGGGCCATCCGCCGTCTCGGCGTGCGGATGTACGACCCCACCGCCGCCGGTGTCGAGCTACCGCACAAGCCGGCGCACCGCCCACGCACGATGGAGGCGAGCCAGGTCCGTGCCTACCTCCGCGCGCTGTGGGGACACGAGTGCGAGGCGGTCGCGATCTGCTCGGTAACCCTCGGGCTGCGGCGCGGCGAGGCGTGCGGCCTGTGGGTTCAGCCTAGTGGCGATATGTACGTCTCCAACTTCGGCGGCACGGGCCTGTCAGGCACCTATAGTTTCTCCTGCACTGCCTGCTGGCCGGCGGCATAGAAGGCGTATGAGATGCGGCACTCAGCCGAGTAGTCGGTCTAGATGAACCACGACGTCTCCCCGCAATTCCGGACGTTTCGGTTCGTTGTCGTCGCCACCTGAAGGCCGACCTCGCCGGTCGATGCCGATACATAGCAGTACGCGCAGATGTTTTCTATCGTTCCGTTGGGGGACACGCAGACCGCCGGCACGTAGACGTTGCCGTCCGCTGGCCGCATCTGCTCGGGAAGGTTGCCCGCGGCCCAGTATGCCGACGTGCCCTGCGTCGCGCCCCACTGCAACACGCAGCGCGCGCCGTCGCGGCGGTAGCGCACGAACGACTTCCCGCCGCCAAGCGCGCCGTACAGATAGGTCCATTCGCTCTGAGATACGGAATCACATGCCGATGGGGTAGCTCAGCGAGGCAAAGTGGTTCAACTGGTTAGTCTGGCCGCTCATGCTCTGCACCTTGATGGTGCCGTCTGGCATGACGAACAGGCGGTACGAGTTGTCCGCGCCTCCGTACTCGGTGACCATCGCCGCTGACCAGGCATGGGACGGCCGCAGTTCCTCGGGAATGACGTACGGACACTTGATGCCTTCAGCAGGGCCAGCGATGATCATCGTGGCGCGGACGTAGACCGTCATGCCCACGCGCACGACGCTCCAGTTTTTCGTCTCGTACAGGGATACGGAATCCCCGAGGGTCGCGAGCGGGGCCACCGAGCCAAGCAGCGCCTCGCACGTGGGCGTGAGGTTGTCGAGCTTCACGCGGGCGATGGGCACCGTGGCGGAGAGGTCGCCGGAGAGGATGTCTCCGGCCTCGTACTCGGGGTCCTTGGCCTCGCTCGCGGTGGTCGCGGGCGTGCCCTGGAGCACCACCTGCTCGACGCTCTCGATGGAGTCGTTGGAGCGGTCGAGCGTGTACCGCAGGCACGCGAGGTCGTGTCGGTACTGGCCCTGCGTGCCGTTGGCGATCTTGAAGGTCGCCGCCGTCTCGTTGCGGACGATGCGGCCGTCCATGAGCATGGAGCCCGTTCCGACCGTCAGCGTGTTACTGTCGGCCATGGAGCAGGCCATGCCCTCCCCGGTGTCGAGGATGTAGCGGCCCTTGCCGACGATGCCCGCGAACGCCTCGCCCATGTCGGCCGAGTCGACGTGGTTCCTGCCCGCGTGGCCCGTGATGAGTTCGAATGCCATTACTGCTCCTTAGGTCTGAAGTACGTCTCTATCGCCTTGTCCTGCTTCTTGCGCACGGCCTTGAACTTGGCGAGGTGCGCGGGGCACAGGTCGTAGGTGCGCACCGCCCCGTCGTAGGTGGCGTAGCTGGCGCGGATGCCCCAGCCGCTCGCCTCGACCTCGGACGGCGCGCAGTTGAGGACCTTTACGCAGCCCTCGACGTCGCACTCGCAGTGCACGTACTGCCGGTCGATCATGTCTCTCCTCACGTCTCGTATTCCACGGTGGCGTTGCCCATGGAGTCCACGGTGACCACCTTCTTGGTGATTGACGCCTTGGCGGCGATTCCCGTACGGGAGTCGATGCCGCCCACGATGTCGTCGATGTCGAAACGGTCGTCGCTCGCGGACAGCTCGACCCTGACGGTCTGCGCCTTCTCCCAGTAGCCCCTGAGCCTCTTGGTGCCGTCCTCGACGAGCTTGTCGCGCTCGGCGGTGGTGAAGTCGTAGTACTCCGCCCGCTCCTGCACCCCCTTGAACGTCTGCGTCTCGGACACGTTGCCAGAGTCGTCGGCGTAGAGCTCGGCGCTCACGCGGTTCTGCTTCTCGTCCACGCCTCGGCACACGAGGTGGTTGACGGGCTGGTAGTCCACGTCGACCCTCACGTCGACAAGGTCGGAGTCGAAGGCCTCGTCTTCCGACCAGTCCCTTATCTCCACGGCGCTCAGCACCGCCTTCTCGCCGTCGTGGCGGATGCGCAGCTTGCATCCGACGGTCGCGAGCATCTTGCGGATGCCCGTCCACGCGTCGGTGTAGAGGTCGAAGCGGAACGGGCCGACGGTCTTGCGGCTGTTCTCCGTGGACGCGGCCATGCACGCGGCGAGCCCGCACCTCTCGACGAGCCTGCCGATGACGGCGTTGGCCTCGCCCGAGACGGTGAGGTAGTCCTGCCCGGAATCGGGCACGAGCACCTTGTTCGCCAGCAGCCCGCTCCACGTCCAGCCCTTCCACTTCACGCGCCCGCTCTCGCTGGCGACGCGGGTGACGAGCCCGCCGTAGTCGGTGCCGGGAGCGAACACGTAGCCCCAGCGCGCGAATGCGGGGCGGTACCGGCTGTCGGGGAAGCGGATCTCCATGTTATTCTCGGAGTCGCCGTAGGCGAACTCGGCGCTCTCGGGCGAGATGAGCATGATGTCGGTGCCGTCTGCACCCCTCAGCACCAGGTCCATGGCAGCCGCCCCCGCCTCTCTATGACGTGCAGGTCGAAGCCGAACGACTGCGGCCACGACACGCCTATGTCCTCGCCGGGGGCGATGCGCTGGAAGATGTAGCTCCCCGAGCCCTCGTAGCCTCTTCGCCGCTTGTTGAACACGTCGGTAGCGTTGCCGAAGCGGTCGCGCAGCACGACGGCGTCGCCCGCCATCGACGCCTTGCGGGTCGAGTCGATGGTGAGGAGCCCGCCGTCCGGCACGGTGACGTCCACCTGGTAGACGTTGCCGCCGATGCGCACGTAGGGGCTCACGGCCGGGCCGTAGATGACGATCCTGAGGTCGCACTCGCCCACCGTGTCGATGGCGAGCGTCTCGCCGGTGGCCTTGGCCCCGTAGTCGTGCGGGTAGTCGTGGGGGTAGTCGACGCCGAGCTCGACGGCGGCGCTGCCCGATGCCGGGAAGAACCGGTGCAGGACGTCGCGCTTCCACGCCGGGTCGGGCGCGGCGAACGTGAGCTCGTAGACGGCGTTGCCGCCCAACTCGTTGCAGTCGCCCTCGATGACGTAGCAGTCGATGTACCACTCGCCGTATGAGAGCCTGCCGGGCGTCTCCTCCCGGGCGTCTCGGTCGCACTTGTCAAGCATACGGTCGAGCGCCCGCCTCGTCGCTTGCTTGGAGCCGACGGCCTGAACCGTGGCCTTGAACTCGCGCTTTGCTGGCAGGTACGCACGCCCGCTGGCCTCAAGCTTCCAGCCCTTGGGGTCGTCGCCCGTGATGCCGGTGTACGGGCGGCCGGAGAGGTCGAAGGCCTCCCCGTCGCTCGTGGTGTACGTGATCCTCATCGCGTGAACCCCAGACTCTCGATGTATCGCGCCTGCTGCCTGTCGGTCATGGTGACCACGGGCGCGCTGGCGCTGATGATGGGCCCGAGGTTGCGCTCGATGCTGTCGAGCCGGGCCACGATGGCGGCCGAGCCGTCCGATGCGGCGAGGGCGACCTGCAACCGGGCGATGTCGGGCTCGGACAGCTTTACCGCCCGCTGCTCGGTGGCGGCACCGGCGAGGTCGGCCCCGAGCGAGTCGATGCGCGCCGCGTCGAGCGCGCGGGACGTGAGGTAGCTCGCGGCCCCCGCGACCTGCTTGGCGCGCTGCCGGATGCCGATGGTGTAGCCGTCGCCGAAGTCATGGCCGAACCCCTTGGTGATGCGCGAGGGTGAGCCGGACTTCTGGGTCTCCTGCACCGTTGCGAGGGCCCGCGCGGCCATGGACTTCGCTGCGGCGAGCACGCCGCCGACACCCTTGCTGATGCCGCTGGCGAAGCCGCTGGCGAAGTCCTTTCCCTTGGACTCGGTGTCGGCGCTGGCGGCGTCCTTGGCACCGTCGGCCATCTTCTTGGCCTCTTTCGCGGGCTTGTCCGCGTTGGCCTTGATCATCGAGGCCATGCCGGCGGGCATCTCGACGCCGTACTTCTGGTAGATGCCGGGCAGCTCGCTCGCGGGCGCGCTCGCGGCCTCCTGCATGAAGCTGGAGGCGGTGCCGACGTCCATCGTTCCGTTCGAGACGGCGGTCGCGAGCTGCTGGGCGAGGTCCGAGCCGTAGGCCTGGCCAAGATCGCCGAGGCCGCTGAGGTTGAGGTTCACGAGCTGCGAGAGCAGGCTGGAGGCGTCCTGCACGCTAACGTTGCCGGAACTGATGCCGGCGGCGAGCTGCTGGGCTATGGCCGAGCCGGTCTCCTGCTGAAACGCGGGGAGGGCCGCGAGGATGTCGGTCGAGGACGAGATGAAGTTCATCGCGTCGTCGACGCTGACCTTGCCGTCGGTGATGCCCTGCGAGAGGTTCGACGCGATGTTGTAGCCGGTCTCCTGCATCTCCTGCGGGAGCGAGGTCAGCTGGTCCTTGATGCTCTGGTCGAGCGTCGAGCCGAGGATGGCGGACTTGATGGCGAGGTAGTCGGCGTTCTCCGCAGCCGTATCCTCCGCATCGCTGTACTTCTTGACGGTCGTCTCCGCATCCTTGGCGGCATTGGTCGCCTCCTGGAGCGCGTTCGCCGCCTTCTGGTACTCGGGCGAGTTTATGTTTCCCGAGGCTTTCTGAACCGCCTTCTGGGCGTCGGCGACCTTCTTGTTCGCAGCGGCGAGGTCCTCCTGCGCCTGCGAGAGCTTGAGCGACGCCTCGGCCTCCTTCTTGTAGTACTCGGTCGCGGACTGCGAGTAGGCCTCGGCGCGGGCCTTGTCCTTCCAGGCCTGCGCGTTCTTGGTGACCTCGTCGGTGTTCTGCGAGAGCTTGCCGGTCTGCTGGTCGATGACCTCAAGGGACTCGCCCGTGATGTCGTTGTAGCCCTTGACGGCGTCCTTCAGGCGCTCCTGCTGGGCGGCGGTGAGCGGCAGATCCCTGTTGCCCAGCTCGCTGATGGTCGACAGGTAGCCGTCGAGCTGGGCGCTGCTCGTGGCGACCTCGGTGAACGAGTCGCGTGTCTGGTCGGCGAGGTCCTTCATCCCCTGGAGGAACGAGTTGGCGTCGCCGGACGCGTCCTCAAGGCTGTCGCCCATGCCTCTGACCGAGCCCTCGGCGTCCGCGATGATGCCGGCGGCGCTCTCGGTGGCGTCCGCCATGAGCTCCTGCTCCTGCTTGGCCTCCATGAGCTTGGAGACGAGCAGGCCGATGCCCGCGACGGCGACGCCGATGGCTACGCCCTTGAGCCCGGTGAGAGCCATGGAGCCGACGTTCGTGGCGGCTGCGGAGAGCTTCTGGGCCGTGGTCAGGCCCTCGGTGGCGAGCTTGACGGCCTCGGTGGAGTCCTCGGCGACGCCGAGCACCGTGGCCGCCGCCTTGACGCCGCTCGTCATGTTGTCCCACGCGTTCTTGCCCGATTTGAGCCTGTCCGTGAGCTTGCCGAGCCCCTTGAACATGCCCGTGGTGACGGTGAGGCCTGGGCCGAGCGCGGCCGCGAAGAGGCCGGCGCTCGCGACGCCCCGCTTGAAGCCGTCATCGGTCTCGCCGAACGCCTTGCCGAGGTCGGCGGCCTTGTCGGCGAGGTCGCTGATGATGGGGGCCACGGCGTCGCCGAGCTCCGAGGACATGTTCTTGGCGACGTTGTTGATGCGGTCGAGGGAGCCGGAAAGGCCCTCGTTCTTGGCCTTGGCCTCGTTCGCGGCGTCGCCCGCCGCGCCCCACTGGTCCGCGACGCCATTCCACGCGTCGTTGGACATGGCGAGGTTGTCGTTGAGCCCGCCGATGGTCTGCATCAGGCCCATGATGGCCTGCTTCTGGCGGGTGCCGGTGATGCCGAGCTCGCTGAGCGCGGCATCGGCGGAGCCGCCGCCCTGCTCGATCTGGTTCAGGCCCTCGATGAAGGCCTTGAGGGCTGCGGTCGGGTCGCTGTTCCACGTGTCGGCGAAGTCCTCTGCGGACATGTTGGCGGTCTCGGCGAACGCCTGGAGGCTGTCTCCGCCGTTGGCGACGGCGGTCTCGATGTCGCTCATGGTGTTGGCGATGGCGGTGCCCGCCGCCTCGGACTTCTGGCCCGTGCTCGCGATGGACGAGGCGAGGGCCAGCACGTCGGGGGTCGACATGCCGACGATGGAAGCCATGGACCCGATTCGGGTGGCGACCTCCATGATGTCGGTCTCGGTGGACGCGCCGTTGTTGCCGAGGCGCACGAGCGAGTCGCCGAACGACACCATGTCGTCGCTCGTGAGGTGCATGATGTTGCTGAGGTGGCCCAGCCCCTCGGCGGCGGACTCGGTGTCTAGGTCGGTGGCGATGTCGAGGTTCGAGACGACCGTGGAGAACGTCTCGAGGTTCTCGACCGCGATGCCAAGCTCGCCGCCGATGGCCTGGATCTCAAGGATCTGGTCGGCGCTCGTGACGTTCTGGTTGGAGAAGTCGATCGCGGCCTGCTTGAGCTTCTGGAAGTCGCCCTCGGTGCCCTGAACGGTCTTGCGCATGTCGCGGTACGCCGAGTCGATGTCGGTCGCCGAGCCGATGGCGAAATCGCCCACCTGCTGGAGTGCTGGGGTGACGGTGGCCGTGAGCGCCGTGCCGAAGTCCCCGATAGACTCCAGCGCGCCCCGGCCCTTGTCGCCCGCCTCCTGCATCCGCTGGCCGAAGCCCTGCGCCTGCGTCTTGGCCGCCTCGAGCTCCGAGGAGAGCCTGCTGTACTCGTCGGCCATGTTGGCCGCGTCGCGGTTCTCGTTGGCCCGCCTCTCTGCGGCCTCGAGCTGCTGCACCTCGTCGGTCGCGCGCGCGATCTCCGCCGCGTTGCGCTCCCACTCCTCGCCCACGTCGTCGGTGGAGTCGGTGAGGCGCTGCTGGGTCGCCTTCAGGTCCTCGAGCTCTGCCTTGGCTCGGGACAGGGCCTCTGCGGCCTCGGCGTAGGCCTCGTTGGCCTTCTGGGCCTCGGTGGCGGTGTCGCCCATGCCCTTGGCGATGTCCCTGACGCCTGCTGCCTCGTAGGCCTCCATCTCGTCGCCGAGCAGGCGTGCCTTCTCGGACGCGAGCTCTGCGGCCTTGGCGAGGTCGGCCATCTTGCGCTGGGCCGCGGCCGTGTTGGTGGGGTCGATGCGCAGTGCCTCGTCGGCGCGGCGGGCGTCGTCCTCAAGGAGCTTGATCTGGCTGTCGATGCGGGCCACGGCGCGCCTCGTGTCCTCGAAAGAGGACGAGAGGGCCGATGGGGCCTTGAGCTGCGACAGCTCGGCATGCGTGCTCTTGAGCTCGGCGTTCAGGCCCTCGGCCTTGACCTCGAGCTCGCGGAACGTCTGGACGGCCTTTGCGGCCTCGTTGCCGTTGAAGGCCTCCTGCCACGTGGCGCGCAGGTAGGAGAGCTTGTCGGCGTCGTCCTGCGTGACGACGCCCATCTCGACCATGTCATGCACGGCCTTCTCGATGTCGTCGGCCTTGCGCAGGTCGAACTTCTCGTCGAACTCGTCGCTCGCCTGCGCCGCCTTGTTGATGGCGACGTACATGTTCTCGAGCTCGCCGTCGACCTTGTTGTAGCGGTCGAGGGCGCGCTGGGCGGCGAGGGCGGCGTTGTCGGTTTCCTCGGAGAGCTGGCGGACGGTCTTGTCCGCGCCCTCGGGCACGGTGTTCCCCAGCTGCTCGTAAGCCGTGTTCGTGACCTTGAGCTGGCTGGCGAGGTCCTCCGCCCGCTCCTCCATGAGGCGCATCTTGAGCGTCCCGGCGGATATCGAGTCGGGGTCGAACCGCGCGGCCTTGTCCACTTTGCGCAGCTCCGCCTGCGTCTGCTGGGACGCCCTCTGGGCGGCGCGCAGGGCGGCGGTGAGCTTGGTGGTGTCGCCGCCGATGCGGATGGTGAGACCACGGTAGGCGTCTGCCATCGTGCGGTCACCCCCCGGTCTATTCGTTTCTTGTAAAGGGTTGCGCTACCCGAACAGCAGCGCGTCGATGTCTGCCTGCGTGGCCTTGCGCACCGTCGGGCGCTTGGGCTCGGTCCTCGGGCGCTGCGATTCGAGCATCATCAGGAGCACGGGGACGCGCATGGAGAGGAGTTCCGAGTACGGGACGTTGAGCTTGAGGCCGCTCGTGAAGAGCGCCGTCCACTGGAGCGATTCGTACTCGGTGCCGCCGTCCCCGCTACCTGCGGGGAGCGCGGGAGTGAAACACGCCGTCCTCCATGCAGGATAAGACGGTGTTTGATACCTCCTTGAGGTCCACGTCGCCGATGGACGCGACCCACGCCTCGAAGGAGGGGGTTGTCTGTGCACCGCCGGAGAGGGCGTCGCCCGTGCGGAGCATCGCCCAGTAGGCGCGCACGTACGCCTCCCAGTTGTCGACTGTGTAGTCGATTCTGGTGATGATGGACGCCGGGAACGCCTTGGCAACGAGTGCCAGCGTGGTCTTGGGCAGGCGCTTGCGGACTCCGTCCTCCCCCTCGGGCATCGCGGCCTGAAGGCGGTTGGCCACGAACTCGGCGGTCACCACCTCCGACCCGTCGGCCTTGAGGTCGATGACGCCGTATACGTCCTTGACCATCGAGCTCTTGAACTCCTGCTCGTACACGGTGAGCGTGTAGACGGAGCAGCGGATCTCGCGCTCCCCGCTCCCGTCGATGTCGTGCTTCATGCCAGTAGGCTCCCTTCGGTTCGGCAAAAAGGTCTCGCGGGCCCGGCGGGCCTACTGCGCCGGGCCCGCGAGGGCTTTTCGCTGCGCGGAAGAAAAGGGGCGGGGGCGCTCGGTGCGCCCCCGCCGGTCCCTAGGCCTCCTTGGTGGGAAGCAGCACGGCGGTGTAGAAGCCGTCGTACTTGGTCTTGTTCTCGGCGCTGTTGTCGATGACGCCCTTGACGACGTTCTTGGACTCGCCCTTGAAGTCGAGGTCGCGGCCGATGGCCGTGATGTCGAGCGTGGAGGTCTGGGGCTCCACGGTGTCCTCGGTGGTGGACGCCTCGTTGGTGGGGCGCGCGAGCGTGCAGTTGTAGAAGACGCAGCGCTGCTTGTTCACGTTGCCGTCGATCTCGAAGAGCAGCGCGAAGGACTTGGGCTGGGCGTCGGTCATCTCCAGCAGGAGGCCGCCGTCGTCGACGAAGCCGAGCAGGTCGATCTGGAGCTGCTTCTCCACGAAGGCGATCTCAAGGGAGCCGGAGTAGCCGGAGTTCTTGTTGGTCGCGTAGTACGCCACGTTGTCGGCGTAGAACTTGCTGGAGTCGCCCTCGGGGTCCATCGTCAGGTTGACGCTGCCCTTGATGGGGACGGGGGTGCCGTACTTGCCGGCCTCGTCGTCGTACACCGCGTAGTGCGCGTTGGAGAGGCCGAACTTCACCTTGTTGGCGGAAGTGGTTGCCATGGTGTCGCCTTTCAGTCGGTATGGGTTATCGAGAAGTAGATGCTGGTTATCCGGGCCTTCTCGGACTCGGACCAGTCGATGTAGGTCTTGGTGGGGCCGAACGTCTCCCGCAGGAGGCCGGTCAGCCTCCCCTCAAGCCCGGGGTCCGGCGTGCGCTCGAGCAGCTGCACGCGGTAGCGGGGGATCGCCGCCCACACGGAATCGTCCGCGTACATCTCGCCGCCGCCGTCGACGCCGAACATGAGGAAGGGCGTCGAGACCCTGGGGCGCTCGTTGATTGAGCCCGTGCGGGCGAGGTTGACGATGGGAAGTCCGAGCGCCGACAGCGCGGAGAAGACCAGCTCGTCGCTTGTCATAGGCCCTCCCCTATCGCGTCCGCCGCCGCCTTCGAGGCCCTGTCGAAGGCCTCCTCCGCCGCCGGTGCGATGTGCTCGCGGCCCGGGACGAAGTTTCCACCCACGGTGGCGTGCCCCTTCTCGAGGAGGTGCGGCAGGCCCGGCATCGTCGAGTAGACGGTTGCCTGCGGGCGGTCTCCGCGCCGGTCGACCTTGTAGCGGATGCTCTTGGCGTACTTTCCCCGGCCCTTGAAGTTCGAGCGCGCGCCCGACCGCCATTCCCTGGCACCGGTCTTCGCGCCCTCGGTCACACCCTCGTTGAGGCCGTCGCGGGAGACCCGCTCGACGTCCTCGAAGATGTCCTCCAGCGCGGAGGCGAAGGCGTCCGCGCCGATAGCGATGTCAGCCATTGGACGCCCTCCTCCCCAGCTGGAGGCGCACCAGCTCGCCGGTGCGGGTCACCTTCTCGACGTCGTACTCGACGCCCTCGTAGACGCAGGAGGACTCGTCGGCGTAGTCGCACGCGCGGAGCTGTATCTCGGCGTCGGCGCGCAGGCCGAGGTCGACGGCGGTCGCCCACGAGTCGGCCCCGACGGTGTAGGGGTTGCAGAAGCGGACGCGCCGCTCGGGCTCGCCGTACACGATCGAGCCGTCGGGCCCCTGGTGCCTGTCGGGATAGGCGAGGAGCGTCACGGCCGCGTTCCACCTCATGGACGGCCCCCGTAGGCCGTGGGGGCGTTGCGGATGTCCTTGAGGGTCTGGCGGTAGGCGGACTCGAAGCGCGAGGCGTCGTCGTTGTCGTAGCCGAACCGCGACTTGCAGTAGAGCATGATCGCGGCGCGGCACAGCGGGTCGACGGTGTCGTCGTAGAGCATCGCCATGGGCACGCCGACGCGCATGAGGTCCGCCTTCGCGGCCGCTATGAGCGCGTCGACCTCGGGGTCGTAGATGTCCGAGGTCACGCGGAGGGCGACCTTGACGTCATCCTTGAGAGACATCGCGGGGCCTCCCTCCTAGCGTCCCTACATGCCCTTCTTGGGGGCGGAGATGACGAGCATGCCGTTGACGTCGCCGAGTTTGCCGTCCACGACGATCTGGGCCTTCTGCTTGACGAGATTCTTGTCCTCGTCGGTCCAGGTGACGGAGCGCATGCCCATCTGCTGGTTGAACAGGTAGTTGGAGAGGTCGCCGAACAGGATGCACGGGGTGTCCTCGGAGCCGCCCTTGGCGTCCTCGTAGTTGGGCAGGATGTCCTCGGGGACGATGTTCACGGGGCGTCCCATGAGGCGGTACGCGGTGTCGTGTGCGCCGTCCACGCCGTAGTTGACGCGCGCGACGGGCTGGCCGTTGGCGTCGACCATGCCGTCGACGTAGGTGTCCCACGTGGCCTGCGTCATGGTGAACTCGCCGCGGGCGCGGTAGGGGGCCTTGACCTTCTTGAGGATGGTGGCCCAGCCCGCCCACGTGCCGATGGCGTCCTCGGCGAACGTCACCTTGTTGGCGTCGGTCAGGCGGGTGTCCTTGAGGATGCCGAGCGGCTGGCCGGTGCCGGAGCCGTTGACCATGGCCTGCTCAAGGGCGCGGACCATGGCCTCGGCGATCTTGGCCGGGTACTGGCGCTGGAACATCTGCATGGTCGTGATCTGAGCGAGCTGGGACTGCGCGACCTTGCATTCGAGCATGTAGTACAGGAACGAGATGCGCGTGGCGTCGGTAACCTTCTGGTCGTCGGACGTCTTGGCCTCGGTCACCCAGCTCGCGGTGGGCAGGTAGTCCCACACGGAGATCTCGTAGCCGCCGGGCACGGAAAGCTTGGTTGCCTTGGGGTAGATCGTGCCGTACTCGGTCATCTTCTGGATGATGGTGTTCGCCAGCGTTGTCGGGATGAAGTTCGGCACGTCGCCGGTCTGGGTGAACACGTCCGCGCGGACGTTCGCGGGACGCGTGCCGGGCTGCACGAGGCCGGCGGGCATCTTCTTGCCGCGCGTCACGTACTCCATGAAGGCGCGGTTGTAGTCCTCGGTGTCGAACGGGTCCTCGTTGCGGGTGACCGCGACGTCGGGATTGTTCTCGTGCACCTCGGTCACCTTGCCCGAGCCGCCCTTGACGGCTGACAGCGTGGCGTTGCGCAGGCTGACGGCCGCGTTGCGGCGCTGGGTCTCCTGCTCGATGACGGCGACCTCGGCGTCGAGGTCCTCGAAGCTCACCTTGGAATCGGCGTTGTCCAGCTCCGCGATGACCTCCGCGCGGCGCTTCTCGAAGGCGTCGGCGTCGAGGGTGCGGTACGTGGCCGCATCCATGAGTTTGAATTCCATTGTCACTCCTCTTTAGAGCAATCGAAGCTTGAGCGCGGCCCTCTGCCGCAGCTCCCTGTCGCGCACGTGCGCAGACTCCCTGCGCCCAGCCTCGATCACTCCGTCGAAGTAGGAGCGTGCGCTATGGATCGCGGTGTCCTCGTTGGCCGGGAAGGACACTGCGGATACATCGAAAATCTTGTCCACCTTGTTGATGTAGAAGGTGCGGGTCTCCTCGTCGTAGTCGATGCCGCCCTTGGCGATGATGAACCCCCAGCTCATGCGGTCGATGAGGCCGCTCGAGATGGCCTCGTAAACGTCGCGGGACTGCCGGGAGCCGTTGAGTTTGGCATCGATTCCCAGGCCGTGCTCGTCGGTATAGACGGTGAGGGAGCCGTTGCGCAGGCGCGCGAGCGGCGCCCCCTCGTGGTTGAGCTGGAAGATGATGTCGCTCATGTCCGCGCCGGCGAGGGCCGTCGAGCGGATGCACTCGTACACCGGCTCGCCATCGTAGTTCTTGTACAGCTCGTATGGAGCATCGAATGTCGTGGCGTAGCCCTCGACCCTGTAGGCCTTGGACCCGTCGCTTGTATCCGCCATGGCGGAGAGGGAACCGGTTAGCGAGCGGTACTGGCGCTCGTCTGGCTTGAATGGCATTACGGGTCGACCTCCTTGCGGCCTCGGCCGTCTGTGTCGTTGTAGATGTCGTCGTCTCCGCCGGGGTCGCGGTCGGGGTCGTCGCTCGACGGCACGCCTTGGTTTCCCTGCTTGCCGTTGCCGACGGGCGTGGAGCCGCTGCCCACGGCGGACGCGATGCCGGATCCGTTCTTGTACTCGCCGCGCACGTAGAAGACGTCGCCGCCCTCGACTGGCGGGAGTTGCAATATCTCGCGGCCCTCGTTGATGGTCATGACGGAGCGGTCGATCATATCGCGCACCATGTTTCGCTTGGACGCGTTGGACGCGTACTCGAGGCGGTTGGCGCTGAACATGACGTAGTTGCCCGCTCTGCGCTCGCGCATGGTGTAGAGCATCTGCGTCAGCTTCTCGCCCATCTGCACGGCGATGGGCTCGATGACCGCCTCGTAGAAGGCGTCCAGCTGCTCCTCGGAGAAGTCCGAGGTCAGGATGTCCTTGTTGATGGAGAAGTAGCAGAACACGTTGTTCTCGATGCGCTCCATCTCCTCGGTGGAGACGGTGTAGCTCATCGGCTCGACCTGCTTCATCGAGCTGAACGTGCTGTCGTAGAGCATGAGGCCGGTCTTGTTCTTCGCGCTCAGGTTGTCCTCGGAGAACTCCTCGCGCTTCTTGGCGATGTCCTCGGGGCGCATCGTCGAGCTGGTGCCCGCGATGAACTTGATGTTCGCGCCGTTCCTGATGGCCTCGGCCTGCGCCTGCTCCTGGTAGTCCATGAGCCTGAGCGTGGAGTCGAGCGCGTCGTTGGTGCCGCCGAAGAAGTCGCTCTCGTACTGGAAGCGCGTGAGAAGCGCCACGCGCGACAGCTCGATCACGAGCGGCTCGCCGCCGGAGCCCACGTAGAACTTGACCCACGGCTCGCCGCCCATGTCCACGACCTCGGCGCTGTCGAACTTGAGGGGGAAGATGCCCACCGTCTCAAGGTTTCGGTCGAGCGCGGGGACGAGCGCCACGGTGTTGTCCGTGAGCAGCACGGTGACAGTCCGCCTTATGAGCTCGGGCCAGCTCATGTACTGGTTGGGGGCGGTCTCGAAAAGCCTACGCACCTTAGGCTTGCATGTTTCCGAGCCAAGTACCTCCGGCTTGAGCTTGGATGCGAGGACGGCCGTCCGCTCGACGCACGCGCGTGTCAGCGCCTTCTCGTAGAGGGTGCCGTTCCACGGTGCGAACGCCGGGGCGTATTCGGTTATCGACTTGAAGCTCTGCGCGGTGACGGCCTTCTCGGCGTCACGCGGGTACCTGGGACGGAATATATCTAAAAGTCCCATAACCCAAATCTAGGGCGAACATGCGTTTTGTCAAGATGAAGGTTCCTTCGGGTGAAGGTTTTTGCGGCATGGCGAACACATGCCCTACACATATCGCCCTAGATAGACGCCATGTAGTCCTCCCAATGGCGCTTGAGGCACACATAGGCGCATATCTCAGCCGCCCAGCCGTCGATGCGCCCTGTGGGGCCGTTGGCCTTGACGGGCTTGATGTTGTCGTTGGTGTCGGTCATGACGCCCACGTTCATGCGGCACCACTGGTTGACGGGGTTGTCGTTGTCCACGATGCCCTTGGCCGCGTAGACCTCCTTTATCTCCTTCATGGGGATGGAGAGCGTCTGCGCGCCGAAGCGCACCTGCTCGGCGCGGTTCTTGCCAACGAACTGCCGCGCGGTGTCCTTCCAGCTGTCGTCCTGAAGGTGCCACGGGTCGTAGCCCATGGCGAACGGGTAGACGTCGAACTCGTCGCGCAGCTCCTGCATCCACTCGAACACCACGCGGTGGTCGATGGTGTTGCCGGGGCACGTGCGCACCAGCCCCTCCTCAATCCAGCGGTCGTACGGCACGTTGTCGCGCTGCTTGCGCAGGCCCGAGGTGCGGTACTTCTCGAGCTGCATCTCGGGTATCCAGTACATCGACATCTCGTATATCTTGGGGTCGCCGGGGCGCATCATGAGGGCCTGCGCGCTCGTGAGGTCGATGGTGTCTGATGCGTCGTAGCCGATGATGCAGTAGCGGAACCCCATCTCGCGCCAATCGAACGTCTCGCGGTTCACGGCCTGCTCGAAGCTGAGCCACGCGCTCGCGCGGTTCTCGGGCAGGTCGAAGTCCTTGGTCATCACCGTGGGCAGGAACGAGGGGTCCTGCTTGGCCTTGTTCACGTAGCCGCGCAGGGCCTCGCGCTTCTTGATGACGTCGATTCCGGGGTTGGCCTTGACCCACATGTCCTCGTCCGACCACTCGCAGCGGTCGTCCAGCTCGTAGATGACGGGCAGGAAGTGGTCGTCCTCGACCTTGCCGTCGAGCCAGCGGCTCGCGTAGTCGTACTGGCTGTCGAAGAAGTTGTCGCGCTCGAAGCCGTTGGTCGTGATCTCCACGATGAGCGGCTGGTCGCGGGCGCTCGTCGCCTGCTTGAGCAGGTCGTATATGTCGCGGTTGGTCACCGCCGCGACCTCGTCGATGGCGGCGAAGTGGACGTTGAGGCCGTCCTGGTTGCGCGTCTGGGACGAGAGCGGCGTGAAGTAGCCCCCGTTGGCGCGGTAGATGAGGCCGTCCTCGTCGCGGTTGGGGATCGTCCCCTTGTGGAGCCGTCGGCGCAGCGCCGGCGACTGGGAGACCATGCGGAGCATGGAACCGTAGAGCAGGGAGGACTGGGGCTTGCTGTTGGCGGCGCTGTAGCACTGCGGAGCGCCCTCGCCGTCCTTGGTGAGCATGTAGAGACCCATGCAAGCCTGCTCGGTGCTCTTGCCGTTCTTCCTCCCGCGCACGTTGAACGCCTCGTTGAACTGGCGGAACCCCTGCTCGTCCACCCAGCCGAACACGACCTCCTGCCAGAACATCTGGAACGGCTGCATCTCGATGTGCTGGCCGGGCTTGCCCTCGGGCTGGCAGCAGAACCGCTCGGCGAACTCGATGGGGCGCTTGGCCCTCGCGGGGTCGTAGTGCCAGCACTTGTATTCCCCCGTCTCGAACCTCGGGCGGAGTATCTTGCAGAGCTTGATGATCTTCTTGCATGCCACGAGCTCGCCGCCGAGCACGGCGTCCATGTAGCGCACGCACTCGTAGCCGTCGCGCTCTGGCGGGACGTACCTAGAACTCGGCGAACTCATCGGTCTCCACGGCCTCCTGCGCGTTGTCCTTGCAGAACTTCTTGATGGCGGACGCGGTCGCGATGACCTTGGGAACGAGCCGCTGGTAGGCGATGAAGTACTTGGACTCCTCCAGCACCTCGTGCCGGTTGTTCTCCCCTCCCCGCTCCGTCACGAGCACCACGCCCGAGCGCCCGACCTCCTTCTTCAGCGCCTCCATCTGCTCGACCATCCAGACGTACTCCGCGAGCATGTCCTTGGCGAGCGCGAGGTTGAGCCCGTCGAGGTTCTGTATCAGCGACGCCAGCTCCTCGACCTTCGCGTCGACCCGCTTGTCGGCTGCCGTCTTCCTCTTGGCCCTCGGCTTGGCGGGGGCCTTCTCTGCGGTCTTAGTCGGCACTGTCTACCACCTTCCCGTCCGCGCCGAAAATCACGCGCGGCCTGTAGTCGTTGGGGTAATGGATGCGGGCGTGGCAGTCGCGGCACACGCGCATGATGTTGTCGGCGTTGAGCGTCACGGACGGGTCGTTGACGTTCTCGGGGGTCACGAACCGCTTGTGATGGCATATTTCCGCAGGCACGAGCCTGTTTCGGCGGTCGAAGCACCGCTCGCACATGTAAGGCGGGCACACGCGCCCGTCAGGCAAGGTTACGGGCCTCGCCATGCACCGGGAGCGCAGCCGCTCCCACTCCTTGGACTTGTAGAGCGCTCTCGCGAACTCTCGCGCCATGATACGGCCCATGTTCGGTAGGCTGGCGGGCACATCTCACGGCGGGTCTCTGCCATACACCCATAAGTCTACCGTTTTCTCCCGAAACCCATCAAAAACGAGTTTTTCGTTTTTGATGTCTGCTCATTCTCGCCTCCCCGCGCCGGTCCCCCAGGGGGAGTGGCCTAGCGACGAACGGGGGGGTACCCTGACCTGCGGTTTTATTGATACCCCTATTCGTAGCTAGCAACGAGGTTTAATGCGCCCCCGCAGCCCCCCCTACGCCCCCTGCCAGATCGGAAGAGCGTCGTGT